GCCGTGCAATGGCCATGAGAACGCGCAGTTCGCGCGCTGGCAGGTCAACCGTAGCCAAAGCCTCCATAAGGCTGTTGTCCATACGGGTGAATCCCCTGCTGCTGTTCAGCTGGATGATGTTGTCGGGGGTCATTGCTTGACTCCCTGAGAACGAGATTTGAGGCGCGACACGTTTTCGGAATTTACAAAACGTGTCGCAACATGGTTCGGGGTATTGCTTGAATTGGGTTGGCTCTGCATAATCGGCCTCATCAAGTGGTAATGAATTAGCCGGGGCGCAATCCCGGCTTTTTTGTGCCTGAAATTCAGGCGATGGATTTCAAATTCGGGCGATGTTTCGCCAGCAGGGCTTCAGCCTTGCGGCCCAACTCCCCTGCCCGCGCTTCAACTTGGCGGCACTGCTTGGCAAACGCCGGCAGATGCGGCAAGTCCTCCTCGCACATCACCTGGTCGTCGAATACTTCGCTGCCGGTGTCGATCACGTCACCCAGGGCGCGGATCAGTGCGCCGAAGCTTTTGTTCGCGCATTGATCGCTGGTCATCTGGCGGGCGCCAATCAGTCCATGGCGGCCAGCCAGTTCGTTTATGCAGTGATCGCGGAACTCCGGTTCCAGCGCATTCACCCACGACTCTTCCAGCCACGACGGCATATCTTGGTCACCGGAAAGCCAGCGCTGCACACGCTTCAACCATCGGCCAGTCGCCTTTACGAACTCGCCCACGTCGTTCTGCGCGGTGAGTGCGGCGAAGTCCGGCACCTCTTTGGCTGTCGCTTTGTCCGGGGCCGACAGATGCAGCTCGCGGCTCAGCGCTTGGGCGAAATCGTCCTGACTCAGGCTGGTACGGGCGATCTGGTTTGCCGCGTGCGCAACAAGCACCTGGTCACGGGTTTGCGCGCCGTGTCTTGGACTGGACGTTTCCATGAGGACTGCTCTCTTTTAATCTGGCTTCAATGGATCGGTGGGCAGAGATGTCGCTTAGGCGGCCTGGTCTTTCTTCACAGCCTTGAATTTGCCCTTGGAAAGAACCTGAATCTGGTACTGCCTAGATTCAGGAATTGTTTCCCCCCACATGGTCACGGCACTTGGGCGAATACCCAGAGCCAGCGCCAGCTTTGTCTTGCTGCCGAAGAATTCGGCGACTTCATGCGTGTTCATTGCGCATCCTCGTTCGAGCTTTGCGTAATTTCAGCATGCTTAAGTTATTGCGTCAACGACGATTTCCGCCTACTGCATGCTTAAATTCAGTTAACTTAATATTGGACCCATGGAAAGACATGAACGTATTGCCCGAGCCATCGCGCTCAGTGGGAAAAAGAAGGGCGAAATTGCTTCGCTTTGCGGCGTTGCAAACTCTGCCGTAACCCAATGGATTACCGGCGAGAGCAAAAGCCTCAGGCCGGAGAACCTATATGCGCTTGCCAAGGCAACCGGGTTTCGTGCTGAGTGGCTGGCCATCGGTGAGGGTGCCGAGGTAGAGAAAGCTGAATCAAACGTCGGCGAATCCCGCCAGCCTGTGGAATCCTACCGCTACCCGGTGATCAGTTGGGTCGCCGCTGGCGCATGGGCCGAAGCAGTGGAGCCCTACCCTGCCGGCTTCTCAGATCGATACGAATTTTCCGAATACGATTCAAAGGGTCCGGCATTCTGGCTTGAGGTCAAAGGCGACTCGATGACCTCGCCTGCCGGGCAAAGCATTACCGAAGGGACGTTGATCCTTGTCGATACGGAAGCTGAGGCTGCCCCCGGTAAACTGGTGATCGCCAAACTGCCGGACAGCAACGAGGCGACTTTCAAGAAGCTCGTCAGCGATGGCGGAAGGCTGTTCTTAAAGCCGCTGAACCCTGGGTACCCGATTGAACCGTTTGACGAGCATTGCCGGATCGTGGGCGTCGTCGTGCGAGCGTTGCAGAAGTTCTGACAATGCCAAAGAAGCGGCCAGCCGACACTGCAGCAAGTGCTGCAGATATTGAGAGATCGATCCAAGCACTGAACAAAATGGCTGAGCGCCTTTGGGGAGATGGTCGAGAGACCGAGGCGAAATCCCTCCTTGATGCCTTGGATGCTCTAAACCGGGCGCTGGATCGGATCAGGATTGGCGAAAGTCGTAAGACTCTTCATTGAAGACCACCATGGACTCATTGAAAGGCCTAAAACAGCCAGAATGTGTGAGGCATAGATGACACTCACCAAGCCCAACCAAGAGCTGCACCGCGAACTCAAGGCCCTAGGGCTTGATATCGAGCAAGCCGCAGACGAAGCACTCAGCATCACCAAGGACTGCCGTGATGTCGAGGTGGCGGCCGTCCTGAAGCTGATTGCGAAGCTGTATGAGGATGCCGATCGGCTGGCGGCGCTGGCGGACGAGGTGAAGGTTGGGCAAATAACGCGAGCCAAGCCTGAATAGACGCGGCATAGATTTTGTAAAAACGGAGCGCCATTGACTCCAGGGATAGGCATGACAAATACGATGGTTTTTTTTGCGCTGACCTTGCTTGCTGGCTGCAGCACGTACAAGCCGGAAACCCCGCTACTCCCGCAGGGCAACATGCCGATGACGGAGCAGGAGTATTGGGAGGCTGAACTGGAGCTACTCAAGAGGTAGAAACTACCGCCTGAGGCGGTGCAATGAGATTCTGGAGAGCTAGATCATGGCGCAGGGATTTGTAGGGGGGATCGTGGGACTCAATAAGCCCGAGCAAGACTTGAAGCGCGACCTCCAGGGTATCGCCTCCGATCTGAAGTGGTCGGCGGTGGAGTTGTTGCGAGTTGCCGAACGCCTGAGTCAGGCCGGCAACGAAGCAGATGCCCAGGCCGTGCTGAGGATGTGCGCCGTGTTCCATGCCGATGAGGATCGGCTGACTGCTTACGCCGATGAGGTGAAGGTGGGAAGGATTGCGCGGGGGAAGACTGAGCAACTATGAATGGCGCGGCGGGATGTTTTTGCAGTCTGCTGGCGATATGGGTGAGCTGAGGGGTGGATTTTATGGCAGGGACTGCATTTCGATGAAAGATTTTGTTGTTGTTGACAGTGCGCAGTCATTTTTGAGCGCACTGGCGGGGATATCGTCAGGGGATGCGGCCATACCTCGATTCAAAGGATGGCCAATTTTCCATGTCTCCATTGAGGGCGAGCGCTACCACAGCACCCTTACCCCTCGATTAATGGAGGGGTTCGTAGACTTCCATGACCAGCTATTGAGAGCCTACGCTGAGATCAGGTATGGTGCCCCCTCGCTAGGAAGGCTGACCAATCTTGAAAAGGCCGAGCTAGACTTGGTCTTTCAGATATCAACGGGATGCACCGACGGAAAGGGGCTGCTGGATGACATTCTCAACAAGCTTTTCAGCGTCCTTCCCATGAGCAAGCTTTCCGGCGCACAGACAGCATGCCTGGTTACTGTGATAGTCCTATCTTTTGCTGGATACATAGCCTTCCAAGAATGGACGGCATATTCGACAGAGAATCATAGGATTGATGTCGCCGCATCAAGCGACGGAAAAAATGCTGAGCTTATATCCAAGCTGATTCAGGCTCTGGCGGACAAAGAGCTTCCAGTCGAGGCGATTCGAGCCAGGTCTCACGCCGTTGAGGGATATAGATCGATCGCTAAGGGTGCTCCTGACGCTACTGGGATGGACATCCAGGGTCAGCACTATGACTCTCAAGATCTACAGCGGGTTCGGGATAATGACCCGGCAGATCGTACGCGCGGCCCGAGGACTGACGACGTGTATATCGAGATGATTAAGCGTACCAAGACTAGTCTGTCGCTGTCGCTTCGCCTTACAGGCCATGAATATGTGTTCCCAGGCAAGGTGGATCTCTCGACGTTTGCTCCCCAGGATGTAAAGACGCTATTTGACTCGATGCGGGACTCTAAAAAAATCAGGGTTCAGCAGTTCTCCGTAATGGAGGCTGGCGAAATTGTGAGTACAAGCGTGCTGGCAGTCGTACCGATGTAACTCCAAAGCCCGGCCCAGCGCCGGGCTTTTAGTATCTGCCTGTCACGCCTTCGTCACACCTACCAAGCACACTGCAGTCAGCCAAAGGGATTTGGCCACGTGCATAAAGAGCCCGGCCTAGCGCCGGGCTTTTTCATTTCTGACCGGTGCCGCCCATGCACTCTGCGGTGCTCGCAAAAGATGTTCCCGCTTGCTGAGCCAGCTTGCGCCACTCGTCGCTACTGATGAGCCCGGAGCGCTCCATGTGGTCCGCCGCCCTCAACAGCTTTTCGTAACGAGCCTCAGTGCTTATGAGGCTTGCAGGCATAGAGAACAGCTTTCGCCAGTTGGCCAGCGCCTGCCTCCTCAAATCGTCTTTCATAAAATCCCTGTATTGATTATCCCTATAGCTGCGCGATTCATCGAGCAACTCACTGAACACAAGACACGATCAAAGCTTATCACTTGCCGGGCTTTTCGTTTCTGCCCTGTCATGCCTTCGTCACACCGACCAAACACAATGCGATCAGCCAAAAGGATTTGGCCCATCTACAGAGAGCTCGGCCAAGCGCCGGGCTTTTTCGTTCTGCGCTTTCACGAGTTTTTCACGGGCTGCAGCCTATGGTGATTTCAGCTCCTAATGAAACCTTTAGCCCGCGCTCCCCATCGCGGGCTTTTCTTTGCCTGCGGTTTACTGATCGCGTAAGGATTTTCCTTGGACTACGCTCTCCATTCCCTCGAATGGAGTCGAATTTATGCCCTCCCCCGAATACTCTCTCCCCGATGTTCTTGAACGCCTGTACCAGAACCAGCTTGCCATTGAGGCTGCTCTGATGGAGCTGACCTTGCTCGTTGAGAGACAAGGCCATGCCGAGACTGGCGACAACGTCCGCACCGCCCTGGACACCATAGGCGAGAACGCTGGACACATTCACCAGGGCTTGGCCAGGTTGAAAGCCCAAGGTCCGGACTGATCGCAGCACTCACTCAAAAATGCGCAACAGACTAGAGCCCGCCAAACGCGGGCTTTTTTGTGCCTGGAGAAAAAGCTCGCAAACCCCGGCTACCGAAACAAATTAGGCCAATGTTTCTTGCCAAAATATGGCAGGAACAATACTGTACATACATACAGTTATAGCAAGGAGCTTTTCCATGTCACAAATCGCGTCACCCGCTTCGCATGCCAGAGACTCATATGAATTGGTAGGTCGGCGCATCCAGCGTCTGATAGCTGCTCCAGGCGTTCAGAAGGTCCAGGTCGTCACCGTCGCCCGCAACGATGATGAAAGCCCAGAGGCTTGGCGACAGGTAATCCAGGAAATCGAAGAAACGAGCGGCGTGCGCATTGAGCACCTGGACGGCGGCGCCGTCAGGATCGGATGGCGACAGTACTGCGAAGCGTGAAAGGACCCGCCTACGAGCGGGTTTTTTATCGCCTGCGAATTTCAGCAATCTGAATTTATTTATTCAGCATGCTTGACACATTAATTTCAGCTTACTTAAATTCATCTCAAGCCAACGCAACACCGGCCCAGCAGCGAAAGCCGCGCCGCTCTTTAGCGATACCGCTTCACCTTGCCGGATCACCACCGGCCCAGATTCAAAGGCAGCGATGAACCGGCCTCAACGGTTCAGAGGGTTGGCAACTGACCCGGGCGTGCAGCGTAAAACGCCAAGAACAGTTATCCAGCGGGAGAACAAGCCGAAAGGCCCGCGGCTGGAAGAACAATTGGGATAGGCCAGTGACCGACGCCAGTAGCGGGTCACTGCCGAAGGCATCACCTCTGTCCATTCGTAGAGTGGGCTTTGGGATGCGGACGAAACTGCGGCCTATAACCGCCCACCTGCATCACAACCAACTACCGAGGAATGCCCGGGAGTTGCCCACGTCACGGAGGATGCGCCATGAAGTAGCTGAACGATCCACCTGCGTGGCACAGCAAGCCTGAAGGCTGCGCCCAACACCCATACAGGCAGCGGACAGTAGGCCGTCGATGCTACCGCGCATCGGCCGGGTTTCCGGTAGGCCACCCCAGCGCACGAAGACAACTTGATGCTGCAAACCCAGGCCGTCGCCAGTAGCGGGCCTGGGCACCCTTCCCGACCAAGCCCGCATGCACTCCCCTCCGCGCCCAACGGCAACCAGCGGAATGGATGAGTGCAGCCGAGTTTTGTTGGATCAACCATAGAGGCAACAGTCATGAACGACCAAGAAAGCGCTTACGCATCGGCACTGTTCGTCAGTGCAGTTCAAGAAGTGTGCGGCGACATCAACCACGCCTACACCCGCCCTTCAGCCGTGTTCCGCCCTGCCCTGAGCATCGATGGCAACCAATATTGCGCCCTGTTCGGCGCCGATCTGCATTCCGGCGTTGCTGGTTTCGGCGATACCCCTGAAGCGGCCATGGCCGACTTCGACAAGAACTGGCGGACACCGCTGCGTAACTCGCCGAGCGGAATAGCAAACGCCGCATAACACCCCGCCACTCTGGAGGCGACCATGGCAACCAGCTATGCAGACGGTGCGCAAGCCCGAGAGTGGGATAGGCGCTACGACGCTTGGGGGCGCGAGAAGAAAGCGAAGCCCGACGAGTTCCACGACTACGAGGCCTCCGAACAGATGCGCACCCAGGCGCTGGCTGATCGTGCCGCTCGCGCAATCGAAGAGCACAAAAGCCTGAAGCGGCGCATTACCGCAACCATGGCTCAAATGGAAATGGTGTGTCCGCCAAAAGGAGGCGCAGCGTGAACACTCAACAACGCGACCACGATACGGCGGTCACTTGGATCGAAGGCGAGATCGACAACATGATCCGCGACCTCGGCAAGCCAAACGCCAGCTCGGCGGCTACATCGGTAATCACGTTGGCATACCTGCTACGCGTGATCGACGACGTCGAGCAGCGCCACTACCGGGCCCGCATCGATCAGATTTACTCCTCCTACAACGAGTCGAACAAGCAGGGAGCAGCAGCATGACGACCCCACCGGTTAAATCACTGATCGACGAGCAGCTCGACGAGATCGAATCGAAGCTGGTCCTGCTGGGTTTCGGCCTACCGTTCAACGAGGTGATCGGCAGGTCCCGCGAGGCTCTAGTCGCCAGCCTGCCCCAGCGCTTGGCCGCGACAATGAAGGGCGGTCGGATTGCAGTGAGAGTCCGGCCATGAAAACCGTCTACTGGATCCTCGCTGCCGGCCTGGTGCTTGTGCTGATGGCCTACAGCGTCACCCGAGACGCATCCGGCGTCTGCCAAGTGCCGCACTCGACGACTTACCGGGTGCTCCGGTGACCAGCCGGCAGCGGGCACGGCGCCTGCTGATCTGGCGCGGTTCGTTTCCCGCCCTCACCGTCTTCGCTTTCCTGATGCTGCTCAGCGCGCTTGCTGACCGCGTCACTCAATAACTCTCACACCTTCAAAGCTGCGCACCGCGCCGCAAGGAACTGTCATGTCCGCAAATACTAAACAAGCACAAGAATCGCTCGACATGAGCGAAACCGACGACGTACAAAAATCTGTAGTTCCTGCGGTTGCCGTCACCGACATCGCCGAATATCGGCCGCACGAGGAACAAATCGTTCGTCTGGAGACCACTTACGCGAAGCTGGTCGTTGACTGCTCGACCAGCGAAGGCTTGGCGAATGCGAAGGAAGTTCGCGTCGATATCCGCGACGTGCGCTATGCCCTGGCGAACACCACCAAGACAGCGCTCGTTCCCTATCAGCAGAAAGTTAAAGATGCCCAGGCTCGCGTCAACCAGGTTAAGGAATTCGGCGAGGCCCTGAAGGATCGAGTCTTGGCAATCGAGGCGCCTGTTGACGAAGCAATCAAAGCCGAAGAAAAACGCGTAGCTGACGCCAAGGCCGAGCGCGAGCGTGTCGAGGCTGAACGTGTCGAAGCCATCCGGGCAAAAATCACTCGATTCAGCTCTGTCGCTGCTGCATATGCAAGCCGTAGCGCTGCCGATGTTGCGGCCATTCTGCAAGGCGTCAAGGAATCGGTGATCCTGCCCGAAGAATATGCCGAGTTCGAAGCTGAAGGCACCATCGCCCGCGACAACGCCATTGAGCAGCTTGAAGCGCTGCAAAAGTCTGCCGTTGAACGAGAAGAGGCAGCCGCCAAGCTGCTGGCCCAGCAGAAGGAACTTGATGAGTTACGCGAGAAGCAACGCATTGCCGACGCTGAAGCTGAGGAACTGCGCAAGCAGCGAGCCGAGGAAGACCGCCTTCGTTTGAAGAAGCAGCAGGACGATCTGGACCAGCAGCGCCGCGACATGGAAGCACAGCAACGCCAACAACGTGAGCAGCAGGAAGAGCAACAGCGCCAGCAGCGTGAACGTGACGCTCAGTATCAGCGTGACCAAGAAGAACTGGCTCGTCTGCGCGCTCAGGCTGCCGCGCCACTTCTAGTCACCCCGGTGGCTGCGCCAGTGGTCGCAGAGAAGGTCGAAGTCACGCCTATCAGCACACATGCGGCGGCTGCTGACTCCGACGACGTAACTACGACCGCCCCATCGGTTGACGACATTGTCGAGGTTGTAGCCCTGGGCTTCGACGTGGACCTCGACACTGCTCGCGCCTGGCTTCAAGCCATCCGCTTCTAACCACCCTTTCCATCTAAAGGTCGGCTTACTTCTTGTCGGCCACGGAGAGCGCAATGACCGATTCAGACACCCAAGCACCAACCGGCCTCGCCACGTACCACGATCCATCGCACAACGCGGCAGCGCTCATTCTCGATCCGGGCACCATGAAGTCGATGAGCGACCTCGCGCTGATGATGTCGAAGGGCGTGACGACAGTCCCCAAGCATCTGAAGGGTAATCAAGCTGACTGCATGGCGGTAGTGCTACAAGCAATGCAGTGGCAGATGAACCCTTTCGCTGTTGCGCAGAAGACGTTCATCGTCAACGGCGGCGCGCTGAGCTATGAGGCGCAACTCGTCAACGCAGTGATCACCGCCAAGGCACCCGTCAAGGGTCGCTTGAACTTCGAGTGGTTCGGCAGCTGGGGAAACGTCATCGGGAAGATGCGCGAGGTCACCAGCAAGACCAAGAAGGACGAGGACACTGGTGAGTTCAAGAAGTACCGGGTTCCGGCCTGGAGCTTTGACGACGAGAAAGGTCTCGGCATCAAGGTTTGGGCAACCTTCAAAGGCGAAGATGAGCCACGCGTTTTGGAACTTCTGCTCACCCAGGTCCGCACGCGGAACTCGACGCTTTGGGCGGAAGACCCCAAGCAACAGATTGCCTACCTGGTGACGAAAAAATGGGCGAGACTCTTCTGCCCTGACGTCATCCTCGGCGTCTATACGCCCGACGAATTCGAAGACTCGTACGGCGGCGAAATCGATATCACCCCAGCGAAGCAGGCTTCAAACACCGCCGCCGCTACCGCTGTGTCGTTCGGTCCGAAATCCCCCTCACCGGAAATCGACGGAGTATTCGCCGACCTTTTGGCCGTCGCGAAACAGCAGGACATCGACGCCTATGCGGCAGCCTGGGCAGGCCTCAAGCCTAAGCAGCGCGCAGCAATCGGTCTGGAATGCCATGAAGCGCTAAAGGCCATGGCGGCAACTGTTGATGGCGACTTCACCGAAATAACTGGCACCCACGACGACCTGTCTCAGGCCGAGGAAGCGGCGTAGTGAGAACGGAACTTCAAGGCACTGAGAAGTGGAATGCAGACCGATCTGGGCGAGTAACCGCCAGCCGGTTTAAAGACGTGGTGGCATGGGGTAAGCCCGACAAAAATGGCAAGCGCGAGCCGATGCAAGCGCGTACCTCCTACATGCGCGAACTGTGCTTCGAGCGACTGGCAAAGAAGTCGAAACACAACATCAGCAGTGCTTCCATGAAGTGGGGCCACACCGAAGAGCAGAAGGCGCAGGACGCTTATGAGATGTTGACCGGCAACATCGTCGTACCGTCCGCGTTCATTGTCCACCCGAAGTACGACTGGCTCGGCTGCTCGCCAGACGGCCTGATCAACGATGACGGTGGCACCGAGTCGAAGTGCCCTTTCAACGAGGCGATTCACGTCAAGACATGGCTCGAAGGCATGCCCGAGGAACACATGCCGCAAGTACAGGGCTGCATGTTCGTGACGGGACGCAAATGGTGGGACTTTCTGTCGTTCGATTCTCGCCAAGATGAAGAGTGTCAGCTTTACATCGAGACGATTCACCGCGACGAAGATTACATCGCCAACCTGCACAAAGAGCTGGTCCAGTTCAATTTGGAACTGAATCGCATGGTTGATGAAGTCGCGGACAAGGCCAGGGCGCAGGCCCATCGCTTAGGAGCTTGATCATGATCAGCAACCTTAAATACGACATCGAGTTCCGGCGCGAGAAAGCGCTGGAGCTTTCCAGCCAAGTCGAACAGCACTTAGCCGCGGGCGGGCGCTTCTCCAGATCGGAGCCCGCTCAAATCAATCCACCACCTGCTGAGCGTTCCACAAAGATCGATCCAGACACCGTCCTCAAACGCCGCCCCAAGGCGATGACACGGGCTGAGCGGTTGGCGCTTCGCAAAATGGCGGACTCACTATGAGCAAGCGCAAACCCAGCAACATGCGCGCCCGAGTCGAGCGATCGTGCCGGGCACTGCTCAGCACCAACCACGTCGCAGTGGTGAACATCGATCCCAGCAGCCACCAGGGCATGATCAATTACAAGTCGCTCAAGAACATCGCTCCCGGGAAGATTGGCCAGGCCGTGTGCGGTATTCCCCATCGCTGGACGATCTACCTCAGCGCTCTCTGTATTGATGCT